ATCCGTATTTGATTTCAGTGCATCTACCGCACTGTTAATCTGTGCCATATCAGCATTTGTAATAGCACTGCTGATTCCACTTCCAACAGCCGCACCTACACCGGAGTAATCCGCAGCCTGGAAAGCTGTTGCCGCATCGGTTCCAGATTTCGTTCCAAGCTCCGCAAATGCTGTTGAGAATGCTGACGTATCAGTATTCAAAATCGAATCACTCATTTTCGTGCTTAATGTTGTGCCAATACTAGAAAAATCTGCGCTCTCGAAAGAGCTGTTCATCGCTTCTTTGTATTGCTCTACTATGGATTCGTATGCCTCATTGGAAATTGGACCGTACTCTGCCATGACTTCCTCCATCGTTGGGATGGATTCTTTCAGACTTTGCACGATTTCCTCTTTAGCTGTCGGTGCCATATTTTCTGCTGTTGCCACCAACTCCTGATAGATATTTTCAAAAGCTGATGTGTCTATTGTCATATCATCAAGTCCAAGCCATCCCATCATATCCTCCTGGGTCCAGCTTGATATATCCGGTTTTTCTGATAATGCAGTCTGTAAAGCAGCGTTCAATTTTTCAGAAACGCTACCCTCCATATCCGGCATAATACCGGCAAGCTCATCATTCCAAGCCTCTGCTATCGTATCCAGATTGAAACTTGATACTCTCACCTCCATATCGTTGATGTTTGCGTAATATCCATCGGTAGCCTGCTGTACAGCCGCATCGTACTGCTCCTGCGTGATAGCTCCCTCGGATAACTGCAAATTAAGGTTTGTGAGGGTTACTGTAAGCGCATTATCATAAGTTTCTTTGAAAGAACTTACCTGTGCCTGCAACTCCTCCTGCAACTGATTGAATGAATCAATATCAAGACTTGCACCATTTCCGTACTTGATTTTCAAGGTCTGGAACGATGCATCCTCCTGCGCTTTTGATACTTTCTCTGTAATTTCTGTAATCTGTTCTTGCAGATTTGTGATTTCTTTCGATTCATCCAGCGTGATAACTCCATCTTCCAGGGCAATGTTCACTGTATCACTCAATTTTCCCGATAGTTCTTCTATCTGGGATTTCATGTTGTTATACATACTGTCAAGCCCCTCTGTGCTGCCCTCGCCGTTTGTAAGCAATTCTAGGGCAACTGTAGCCTCGTAATGGCTGTTTTCGATGTAGTCCTGCGCCGACTTCACAAAATTATCAATGGATGTTTTGTAATCATCCACATCCGTTTCGGATAACTGCATACCCAGACCAACTTTCCAGTTTTCCTTTTTCATCGTGGAAACAGAACTCTCCAAAGATGATAAGGATTCTTTTGCGCTCTCCGTTGCCTCATTGAACTTTGTAATTCCATCGCCCATATCAGCAAACGTGATTTTGTTCGCAAGGTCTTTAATTTCACTAAGCGATAACTTTATGTTACCGAAAGCCTCTTTTCCGACCTTTGCAACATCCTCCTGGATGTATGATGCAAGCTGTTCTGCGGTTACGGAACTGTCATTCATTGCATCGTTCAAATCATCATTCGCAAATCTTACTTTGTCGATTGATAATCCAGTGGCATCGAATACCTTTTGAGCTTTTTCAGCTTCTTTCTGCATCTCCTCCACATTGTCCTGATACTCTTTCTTGACCTTGTTTCCCTTTATCCAACCTGCAATGCCTCCAACTCCTGCGCCTACCAAGGCACCTACCGCAGTACCAAGACCAGGAATAATGCTACCGATTGCCGCGCCTGCGGCTGCTCCGGCTGCAACTCCCCCTGCTTTCCATGCGGCGGATTCTCCATAAGCTGACTTTTCGGCTTTATCATCGGATTTCAATGCTTTGTACGCATCAATTCCTGCACTTACAAGTGTTGCTCCTGCGGCTACCCCTCCGGCTGTACCGGCTGTTCCTGCCGCAATCAATCCTGCACCGGTAGTGGCTCCAGAACCGAGTGTGTTTCCAATCATACCCATCGTTACGCCAAGTCCTTTTAGACCGGTTCCCTTTGCGGCTGAACCTATGATTGAACTTCCAATGCTTCCGGCCAGTGATGTTCCGGTGGCTGCATCTTTACCGAAAATTGCTTTTCCTACGCTGAAAGCACCTTTGCCAAGGCTCGCAACTGGACCTGCGATTTTGGCAAGCATAATTGCAGAAAAAATGGAGGATAAATCTGCCGATTCTCCCCCTGGAAGTAACTTTCCTGCGCTCTTTACCATATTTCCGAAGCCCTCAAACAGTTTGCTTGCTATCGCATCTGTATCGAACCCCTCTGCAAATCCTTTCGCAAACGAAGCCCCAACGCTCGCACCCTCATTCAAAGTGTCCGAAACATCCACTCCAAGAAGTGTTAATATTCCGAGCTTTAATCCGGTTCCGATGCTGGTTCCCATATCGCCTGCAATATCTGCGATTTTCTGCTTTCCGGTGCTGTGCCACCATTCGCTGAACGGTTCTGCGATGAAATCATCCCAGGCAAGTTTCACTTTTCCGAAGAAATCCGCATTTTTCCACTCATCCGACTGTGATAATTCTTTGAATTTCCTCTTCATTCGGTCCACTTTGCTGTCTACCCAGTCCATCATCTCATTAAGTCCCTGCTCAACTTCCGGCATCTGCTCCGTCAGCCAATCCGCAATGCCTCTCACATAAGGAGATAATCTTTCTCCGAATGAGATTTTTACTCCATCCATAGCTGATTGCAGCAATGTGATTGAACCCTCTAAGTTATCCAGCATAGTGTCAGACATTTTAGATGCGGCTCCATCTGCATTGTTGATAGATTCAGCCAGTTTGTTGTAATCGGATTCTGTCGCATTGATAATTGCCAGCATACCAGACATAGCCTCTTTACCGAAAATGGTACTTGCGGCTGCTGTCTTTTCGGTTTCAGATAATCCTCCCAGGCTTGAACGTAAAT